GCACTATTTGAAAAAATATACTCAAATTAATGAGGCTGTAGATACAAACTTAATACGCCCTGCTATCTATTTAGCACAGGATAAATATTTACAGCTGTGGCTAGGTACGGACCTTTACAACAAAATAAAAACTGAAATACAAAATAACACGCTAAGTGGAGTTTATGAAACTTTACTAGACCAATATATTTTAAAGCCTACTGTGTGGTGGACTATGGTAGAGCTTTACCCTAGCTTAGTTTATAAGCATGATAACGGCAACTTAGTCAGCCGTCAAAGTGAAAACACTACAGCTATAAGTAAAAGTGAACTAGACGCGCTTATAGACAAGGCTAGAGATAACGCTAATTGGTACACTCAGCGCTTAGTAGATTATTTATGTAATAACGCTAGCGCATACCCTGAATACCGTAGCAATACTTACCCCGATATTTCACCTTTGAAAAAAGTAAATAGGCAGAGTTCCGTTATTTTTTCAGAGGGTAGAACTGAGCCTAGCGCCTGGAGTAGATTTGGAGTAAGAGATTTTTATAACTCTTAATTTTTTATGACAAGGGAACAGCACGAAAAAACAAACCGCAAAGAGCAGGAGAAAAAGCTCCGCATTTACTTAGCAAAAATTAAAAAGCAAATTAATGACAGCGCCAACAATAGACCAACTAAAAGCTAAATTCGCAGAACTCGGTTATAAGTGGGAGCCATTCCATTTGGTAGGCATTCGTTCCGCTGCTAATGAGCCTAATAAATTTGACGATCTAATAGGAGTAGTTAACGGCAACGAGTTAAAGTTTTTTACCGGTACTACTAACCCAGGTACTTTTTGGCTTAACTCACCTATGAACCCTAAAGGCGCTGCAGTTTTGAAATGTGGCCAATACGTCGATAGTTGGGTAATGGGGTTGCATAAAGGCAAGTATAGAGCTTTAACACAAGCGAAACCAATTACTGTATGGCGCGACGCAGATAAGGACAGCATAGCAGAGGAGCAGGGCAAAGAGGATACGGGTATTTTTGGAATTAATATACACCGCGCTAATGAAGCTGTAGCCTCTAAAAACATTGACAAATGGAGCGCAGGCTGTCAGGTACTAAACGACCCTAAGCAATTTAAGGAGCTACTAGATTTATGCGAGCAGAGCAAAAAGAAATATTTTACTTATACTTTACTCCATGAACTCTGAGAAAGAAATAGAACAAATGCACGAAGAAATTAGAGAGATTAATAAAAAACTAGATAGGGTTCTAGTTACTCTACTTGGCGACGAACAAATGAATATAGACGGCCTTACGCATAAAGTAGCGCAGCACGAAAAATATATTCAAAAGCAAAAATTATTCATGGCTAAAATGAGCGGAATAGCTACGGCAATGGGAGTACTCGGTAGTCTATTAGTGCAACTTGTTTTAAAATTAATGTCGTGAGAAAGTGGCTTAAAAGCATTTTAGCCGTAGACGGTAACCAAAGTTCTAAACGACTAAGCGCAGTAATGGCGCTTTTTTGTTGCATAGCTTTTTCATGGATCGCGACGTTTACGCCTTACCAATGCCCCGAATACATGTTTGAAGGCTTGCTAGTAATTGCAGGCGGTGGGTTAGGTCTTACTGTAATTGAGAGTATATTTACAAGATATAAAAAGAACAATGGAAGCGAGGAAAATTAGAATAGGGTTAATAGTTATTTTTAGCTTATTGATGTGGGCGCTAATTAGCACTACTAAATATCAGGCGGAAATAATAAAGCGCAACAAAGTAGAAAAGGCTCTACTAACTAATAAAACACAAATAGATAGTTTAAAAGGTGTTAATGCGGAACGCCAGGCGCAAATAGACGAACTTAGCAGGCAATTAAAAATAAATGAAAATGAGTATAAAGAAAATATTAAGGCTATTGACAGTCTCAATAATCTTAATTTGCGTAAAGCCATGGAGCGCCTACTCGCAGAGCTTACCAAGTGATACTATTATTTGTTTAAATGCTGTTGAGGTAAGAGCTTTATTAAAGCTAAAAGCGGAGCGCGACTATTTACATAGTCAACTAAAAGTCATGGTAAAGGCTGACAGTCTTAAAACAAAAGTCATAATAGATAACGACAAAACAATAAATAAGCTTTCTCTAAACTTATCCGACGCTGAAACTAAATACAACGATCAGTTAAATAAAAAAGAAAATTGGCGCACCGCTACGCTAGTCGGCATTCCCGTAAGTATTCTAAGCGGTCTCATTCTCTCTATATTCCTATAAATTTCCCTCTCATTTTCTGATATTAACATTTACTTTGTTAATAAATATGTTTTTTTTGTTTGTGTAATTAAAAAAAGGTTGTACATTTGCTCTATAACCATAAAACAAAAAACAAGATGAAAACAAACTTTAGAATTTTAAATCAAGAAGGTAATGTAAAATATACAGGAACAATTACTGGTTCATGGTTTACTTTAGAAGATGCTAAAAAGTTAGTTAATCGTTCAAATGGTGAATCCATTTATGAATATTCTATGAAAACAATGTCTAAATTATGGGAAGTTTTTTAATCAAATAACAAAACAAAAATAAAATGAGAAAAGAACTTAAATTTATACTCGGCATAATTATTCTTTTTATTGCCTGGGGACTTATCGGTAACGACGAATACGAGTTCCAAAAAAGACACGAAAGCGTAACAATTAATACCAAATAACATGAATTCAATAGACATGCTAATAGATTCTTTTAGAAAATCACTTGAAGAGCATAATATAAAATTAGATGTTCAATATATTATATCTCAATTAAACCATGAAGTAATAGCCGCAAGAGATAAACACAAAGATGAGATTGTAAATGCATTACTTCACAGTATGTTTGAACACAAATATCTTGAAGAGTATGATTGGAATGATGTAAAAAATGCAATTATTGAAGCTGAAAGGTATTACAAAACAAAAATTAACAACTCAAAATAAAACAACATGGACAAAAAAACAAAGTGGACACTAGTAGAGTGCGTACGTTATGACCGCATTTACTTTATGCTGAAAAAAGACGGCGACAGCGTAAAAGCATTTAACAATTACGACCAAGCCTTAGACGAATTTAATCAGGCAGTAAACTTTATCGAAACCGATACTGTGATAAGGGAGGTTGAAGTATGAAGTACTCCGTAGTAGTTATACCCATTGACGAGGTTAAAGTAAGCTTATACGATAGGCTGAAAGTGAGCACTGAATTTCACACCGATAATTTCGACGTAGCTCAGCAAATGCTAGCCATACTTGCGGACATATACCAAATGCCTAAGCCGATATGGTCAGATACGCCAGGTGAATTGGAGGTAATAGACGAAAGTTTAATTTTAAAAATAACCATAGATCAAAACTAAAATTTAAAAAACATGACACAGGAAAAGAAATTTATTTTTGTAGTATTCAAATCGCCTAGACGTTTAATAGTTAGCACATCGGAGGCAGGTACCGGTAACAGCGGCGAGAATATCATTCTAGACAGCAAGCGAACCACTGATTTTTATTTATGCCATGGCACCGAAGAAGAGGTTAGCAAATGGACTAATGCGCGTATGGCTGAAGGGTTCGACTTCGACGATTACTACAACCCCGTTCCAAATTTTAACCCTTTGGATTTTAAGGACGTTTTGATATATTTGTAAACAATTAATAACCTATAAACATGACACAGTTTAAAAATGTACTTGGAACGGTAACCGTTTCCAAACGGAGCAGCTCAGATCGTGAATGGCTAGCTTACAGCTCATGCGAAGATTACGCGCTATTAGATTTTAACGAAGTTGCTCGGCAAAACGAGGTAATGGTAGAGGACGCTAAATACCTTTATCAGTTCGAAAGTTACTGCGAGGCTAAAATTCAAACTTATTTCGGAAGCGATGAGTACTGTATCTAAATTGCAGCAGCGCGCAAAGAGTAAATTCATTTGCGTGCAGAGTAGTTACGGCCAGGCTGAGCACTCATTTAACGAATTAGTAGAATTACACCAATACGAAAATGGAACTACCGCCTACGAAAATTGGAGAGCCCATTTCGCAAATAACCCCCAAGAATTATGGACCATATCAAATGGACAAAGCTTAAACCCGAGTTCGATTGGGATAGAGCAGAAGAAAACCTTGCTAACAAGATGCAAGGAGTACATAAATACATTGAAAAAATAAATATGAAAACAGCTAAAATAACAGCGTGTACTTTTGCTCGGGAGTGGGCAGGTGCAAATGGAACAGTTTACTACCACGATCTAACGCTAGACAATGGCGACAGTGGAAGCGTAGGAACTAAAGAAAAGAACAGCTCTAAAATTGCAGTAGGTGAAACTATTACCTACAATTTAGAAGCTAAAGAGTTCAATGGTAGAACTACCTACAACATTAAACTAGCAGCTCCTGCTCCTAGCTTTAACAAGCCTGCAGGCGGTGGCTATTCTAACCCTGCAAATCAAAATGAAATTCGCAAAAGTGTAGCGTTAAATAACGCGGTGCAATTTCATAAGGACCAAAAAGGGGCGACACCTGGAGCCGTACTCGAGACTGCAGAGATTTTTTTAGCATGGCTTCAAGAGGGTAAGGCAGAGGTAAAGCCTGAGGCTAAAGAGAGTGAAAACGAAATGCCATTTTAATTATGAAAAATATAGAGGAGCAATTAACAATTAACCTAGATAACCTTTTGAAAATGGTTAAAAAAGAGGACCGCCTACGCGCTAAGAGTTTGCTTTACAAGATACACAACAACATTAATGCTGTGGACGGTAAGCAAAAGCACGAAAGCTACGGCTCGCCATTTGCTACTGAATTGCTTTCTAATATTTCTAACGTTAGCGCAGTTCCCTACCTAGATTTGGTGGGGCGCTGTCGGAAGCGTGAGTATGTAGATATTAGGCATTTTTGCTTTTGGGCAATACGCAACAGCACGAAACTACCTTTAAATAAAATAGGTAAATTTTTCGAGCGCGATCATGCGACAGTATTACACGGCATTACAAATTTTGAGAATTTATCTAAGCACGATGAGAGCTACAGGAACCAAGTAACTCATTACCTACTAGCTTTAGATATTCCGTTATTAATTGAGAAATACGAAACACTAACCGACACAGTAATAAAAAATGAAAAAGACACAATTAGCAATTAAATTTAATAAGCAAACCGTAACCAAAGAGAGAATAAAGGCAGTTTGCGATTTAATAAATACCGGTAACTCACCGAGTTTAGCTTTAAAAAGCTTAGGCATGACAACGCGATATGTTACGCCATTGCTTAAATCAGGTATAATAACCAAAACCCCCAAAGGTTACACCGCAGTAAAAAAGCTTTACATTGAAAAGTTCGAGCATTTTAAAGAGCTAGAGATTAAAAGTAGATCTACAGCAGTACCAACTATGCAGGCTCACGAGATAAAAAGAAATTGGCTGAGTAGATTTTTTCTATATTTGTCCAAACTAATAAACAAATGAACCTAGCTTTTTTAATTCAGCGCCTGGAGGCGTTAGAGGCTCGGATAGAAAAATTAGAAAAGAGAAAAGGCGTGGAAAAATTTGAAGCGCCTACTCTTTTCGAGATTGAAAACGAGTGCGGAAATAAAGTAATAGCCCAAAACTTTTTTAATTACTACGAGGCCAACGGTTGGCACGTAGGTAAAGTAAAAATGAAAAATTGGCGTGCGGCTTTACGTAAATGGATAACCCCTAAAATAAACGAAAATGAGCGAGTTGGTAGAATACAACAATCTGAGCTTCAAGCGTTCCTTAACAAGCCTTGAAAAGCATTTTGTAGACGAGCTGCACGGTAAAAAAGTAATTAGCTTAGACCCTTCCACCTGGCGCCAACTTATAGCGCAGGCATGCGTAACAAATGGAATAAAGGACTTGCCTAGCGACATAGAGGTAGACTTACTACTCAAAAGTTTTGAAAGTAATAAGTTTGTAGGTATTACATTACAAGCTTTTAACCTAGCGTTCTATTTAAATGCAATGGGCACGGAATGGGAGCGAGTGGATAGCTTTAATTGTTTCTCGGTGGCGTTTATGTGCGACGTACTTAACAACTATCTAGAGCTTAAAAATAAGAAATGGATAGAAATAAATAAGGCTATTAAGCAACCTGACACGCTACCCAAAACTACTAACTCGGAAATGGATCTACATGAATGGCTGCAGTCAGATATTAAACGCTATTCAGAGGGTAAATGGCAGTATATCGAAGTATACGCAGCTAGTGTAGCTCGGGAAATGTTTAGTAAAAAATTATTTACGCCTGAGGACTTTACACCGGATCAGTGGAATAATTGGCGCAGCTCGGCACAGTTCCGCACCCAGGGCAAATGGAAAAGCGAAGGCAGGCGTTTAGAATTTGCTAAAGAGGATTTTACTTTTGAGGTTAACCAAGAAGTAGGTAGAGCTGTTTACGAGTACATTTTAAAAAATAAATTAAACCCTAAAAACTAAAAATTATGGAAAAGAAACAAACTGCGGTTGAATGGTTGGAAAGTCAAATCAATCTTGGATTATCTGAGAGAGGTTTAATTAGTGCTATTAAAAAAGCCAAAGCAATGGAGAAGGAACAGATTATTGATGCTTATGAGGACGGTCATTTAATGGGTTCACACAATTTAGAAAATACAGGTAGACAGCACTACCGAGAAACTTACGGAGGTCAAGATGAAAAGTAAAACAGCAGAAAGAAAAATCGGAAATTCCGATAAATCTAATGTCATATATACACACGAAGATGTTATTAAAATGATGGATACATTTCATACAAGTATATTGAATCGAGATTTATGTATGGCAAAACTAACACCTATTAAAATGAAAATTAAAAAGTATCAAGCGTTTAAAATTTTCAAAGCGGGTCAAGATTCAATGGAAGAAGGTGGGAAAGGATTTGAACAATACTACAACGAAACATACGGAGGTAACAATGAGTAATTGGATAAGCGTAAAAGAGGCACTGCCAAAATCTATAAATGATGAGTATTATTATAGCGAAAATGTTTGGGTGCTTTGCGACAATGAGGTAATGGTAATGAGATTGGTCTTAATACAAGATGATGATGGAGATTGGGCTTGGTTATGGGCAAATTGCTATGGAAATGTTTTTGGAGATGGTAAAGTGGATGATGATTACGAAGTAACACATTGGATGCCATTAGAAATTCCACAAAATTTAGGAGGTCAAGATGAAAAGTAAAACACTTTTAAGTACGAATAAATGTACACATCAACACATATCTTGACTTATGCTCTTAAAAGTCATACTATAGGTTGATATGAAATAGATGTTAAAAACCACATTTGTCACAAATTTAGCAAACTTTTGTGACAAGCATTGTATAAAAAAACAACAAAAGAAATGAGTAAAACTTTAGAATCAGTTATTGCTGACCTTCGCCAGAGGGAAGAGAAAGGAATTCAGACCTATGGAGGCACAGTAGACCAGGCGAACTTAAAAAAAGAGCAATGGCTACAGCATGCATATGAGGAAGCTCTAGACCTTTGTATATATCTTAAAAAGTTAATGGCATGAGTAAAATAATTCCTTTACATAAGACAGTTAGAATGTACCGTATTTTCTATGGTTATTCTCAAGAATATGTAGCTTTTCAGCTTGGGATAGAGCAGAGTAACTACCACCAAAGAGAACACGGGAATACCATGTTTAAAGACTCCGAAATAGAAGTTTTAAAAGACTTATTTAAAATTGAAATAAGAGAGGATGTAAATTACACTATATAGTAGTGTTAATAACTAACTAAAGAGCTGTATTAACCTACAGCTTTTTTTATATATTTACAATATGTGGCCATTTAAAAAGAAAGTAAAACAAGCGGTTAAACCTGAGGAGCTATTAAAAGACTTGCAGCCTACCCTATGCAGTACCTACGTTATTCAGTGGAACTATGCCGAGGATCTAGAGAATGAGGCCATTTTTGCTGATAACGTGCCCCTAGCTTTTGACGCAAAAGAGGCGGTAGCTATTCAGGCGGAAGTAGAATTTAACTCAGACGGCACGTATAAAGTAGGTCATAAAACGCTAGTGTTTATTAAGGGAATACATGCGCCATTTATAGTGGACGTGCCATACAACGAGTTTAAAAAATATTGGCAGGAATTTAAAACTAATCAGGCATATAATGAAATCTACACGCACAGGCCGTAATATAATTATAACCGAAGCTACAATAAGCAACCGTTTTTTTATGCTATCGGATGTCCATTGGGATAACCCGCACTGCGACCGCAAATTATTAAAACAGCACCTAGATAAATGCCTAGCCGAGAATATAGGCATAGCAATTAACGGAGATTTGTTTTGCTTAATGCAAGGAAAATATGACCCTCGCAGAAGTAAAAATGACATTCTACCTGAGCACAATGTAGCGAACTATTTAGACGCGGTAGTAAATACAGCTATAGATTATTTTAAACCTTATGCCCATTTAATACAGTTCGTTGGATATGGTAACCACGAAACGGCTATAATTAAAAACTGCGAAACCGATGTAATAGAAAGGTTTGTGAGTGGATTAAACCGAGAGGCTAAAACTAATATACAGGTAGGCGGTTACGGCGGTTGGTGGGTGCTAAAAATTAGCACGAGAAAAGGTAGAAATTGCTTATTTAAAATTAAATACTACCACGGCTCGGGCGGTGGCGGAATAGTTACTAAAGGCGTTATTCAAAATAATAGAATGCAGGTAATGATTGAAGGGGCCGACTGCATTTGGAGTGGCCACGTGCATGAACTTTACCACCACGCGGATATGGTAGAGGAACTTAGTTATGCTAACAACGGCGGCTTTAGAATAAACACTAAATACATACACCACGTACGCACCGCAAGCTATAAAGAGGAATACGACGAGGGTTATATGGGTTTCCATGTGGAGCGCATGCGCCCTCCAAAACCATTAGGCGGTTACGAGTTAAATTTCACCATGAGACGCGAAAGAGGCGACCACGATATAACCGAAATAGTGCCTAATTTTGTGCAATGGCGAGACAAATAGAATGGACATTTAAACCATTACCACGGCAGCAGGAAGCTCTAACGTATTTAAGTAACGACAGTAATACCGAAGTAATACTTTACGGAGGCGCTGCAGGTGGTGGTAAGACAATGCTAGGTTGTACTTGGCAAATTATACGACGTCTTAAATACCCAGGCACGCGGTCATTAATAGGCAGGGCGAAATTAGATACTCTAAAGAAAACTACCATAGCCACGTTTATGGAGGTGGCTAATAACATTGGTTTAGTACCTGGGCAAGATTTTGTATATAATCAGCAGAGCCACATAATTAAATTTATGAATGGCTCAGAAATAATATTAGCCGATTTATTTTTATACCCAAGCGACCCTCATTTTACGGACCTCGGAGGCTTAGAAATTACCGACGCCTTTATAGACGAGGCTACCGAGATTAGCGAGAAAGCTTTTAACATAGTGAGCTCACGTATTCGCTACAAATTAAACGAGTATAACCTTAAGCCAAAAATACTACTAACCTGCAACCCGTCTAAAGGTTGGATATACAACCAATTTTATTTACCATACAAAAATAAAAACCTAGCAGAGCACCGCGCGTTTATTCAGGCATTACCTGGAGACAATTTACACCTGCCGAGTGGCTATGTGGTTAGCTTACAAAGATTGCCTGAAGTAGACCGTAAACGACTACTAGAGGGCGATTGGGAGTTTGACAACTCAGCAGATAGGCTATACCAATATGACGAGCTTATACGCTGTTTTAGAGAGCCTTTAAATATTGGCGAGAGCTTTATAACAGGTGATATAGCGCGACTTGGTAAAGATAGAACTGTGCTTTGTGCTTGGAAGGGTTTATCATGCGTAGACATTGTTATACTTAGGCAGAAGCGCCAAGACGAAGTAAAGGCAGAAATACAGCGACTGCAGAAAATGTATAACGTAAAACTGTCTAACGTACTTGTAGACGAAGACGGGGTAGGGGGTGGCCTAGTTGACGCCATGCGCTGCCGCGGTTTCCAAAACGGAAGTAAGGCGGTAAGAGGTTCGCACTACCAAAATTTAAAAGCCGACTGTTACTTTAAACTAGGGGAGCTAATAGATAAAAACGAAATAACTCTACCGGTACGACTGCAGGAAGATATAGTAAAAGAATTAGAGCTAATTAGACGGGTGGACCCTGACAAGGAAGGGAAGCTAAGGGTTACGAGTAAAGATACAATTTCACAGCGGACAGGTGGACTTTCGCCCGATATTGCAGACGCCATAATGATGCGAGCCTATTTTGAATTACAACCGAATTTTAACAAGTACGCGTTTATATAGTCTAGTAAACTTTTGCGAAAACCAACAAAAGACAATAAAAGACGTCTAGTGGCAAACGTTTGACGTAGATAATTTTCACCAAAATAAGGCTTATAGTTGATAATAACCCACAGGACCACAACTCCTAAAAAGTGTAAATTTTTACATTTATTGGTACTTAAAAATGTACCGTAAGGGTATAATGACTAAGAAACCATATTTTAATATACCCGATAAGGTACAAAAAAAAAGGGCTCACCTTTGTGAGCACCTTTCTTAAACCATAAACAACTAACTTTTACATTTGACACAGCAGAAAATTAGTGTTACAAATGTATTCAGTGAATTTCTATTGTTAATAAGATAGTTGTTAAACGAATAGCCAAGTTATTAAATAGAATTACTTTTATAATTAGAAAATGAAGCACGAAGAAAGTAAAATACAGGAACTAGTAGTTAGGTACTTACGAGCTGCCTACCCTACGGCTTTATTTTGCGCAAGTTCGGGAGGTGCTAGAATGAGTATGGAACAAGCTTTAGTTATGAAACGCACGGGTTACGTTCGCGGCGTTCCCGATCTAGCCATTTACGAACCTAGAAATAATAAGCACGGGTTATTTATCGAAATTAAAACCGATAAGGGAGTAGCTAGCTCATTTCAAAAAGAATGGCAAGAAAAGTTAATAGAGAGAGGATATGAGGCGAAGATATGCAAAGGCTTAGATGCATGTATAAAAACTATAGATGAGTATTTTAGACCGTGAAATAAATAAGTATTACGCGGAATGGCGGAGAATTGCTCGGAGTGAATACCCAGGCAATAGTGAAAAAGCCGACGACTTACTCCACGAAGTACTTATAAAAATACTAGAGGGCGACCGCGACAAGATAGAGGGAATAATAAAGAGAAATAAGTTTAAGCAGTACGTTAGTAATTGCATTCGATTTATGGCCCGCTGCTCTAACAGTTCGTTTAATTACACAGTAATGAAATTTGAGAAAATTAGAACGGAGCTCACGGGCGACATTCAAGAAGATTTTACCTCAGCTATACCTGTTCGATTATTTAATGAGCAGATAGATATTTATATTAGTAGGCTCCCATTTTTCGAGCGAGAGCTATTACTACTATACGCGCTAGACGATTTTAGCTACCAAAAATTAAGCGAAGAAACGAATATAAGCCGCAGTTATTTATACCGGACAATAGAAAACGCTAAGACTATGCTAAGAAATTCACTAACCTTAAATAAGTACGATGTTAATAAATGAAAACGACTATAACGCGAGGCTAGACATTTGTAAAGCCTGTCCGGTGTTCAATGAAAAGTTTGCAACCTGCGGACCACCAACGAATGCTATTAACCCATTTAAAAAACGCCATACGCTAGACGGTGTAACATTTAAGCCGTGCGGTTGCCCTGTTGCCCATTTGGCTAGCTATGCTGTCCAAGATTGCCCAGGCAAACGGTGGCCAAAGATAAACGCGGAGAAGTGGAAGCCTGAGGCCATGAAGTTTTTACAGGAACTAAAAGAGAGAGGCGAAAAGCAATACAACACGCGAATGAGTGCGAAGGAAGTTAGCCAAGTATTCGAGCTAAGAAAAGAGCTACTAGGCAAAAGGGATAACAAGACTTTCACTAACTGCGGTAGCTGTATGAAGGATTTAATTAATACCCTAACTATATTTTTAGCCAATGATCTAAAAACTACTGAGTCCGTTCCGGTAGAAAAAAAGAAAAGAGGCCGCAAACCTAAAAACCCACAATTATGATATTAGCTATTTACTTAGTAGTACTTACTATTCACACACTATTTTTAAGCGCATACGTTGCGAATTACGAACGCGAGTTCGTTAATTGGTATACATTCCTCGGCATATTCTTAACAGGCTTAGTATGGCCTTTATTTTGGTGCCATTGGTGTTACCTTAATTTATTTAAAAAAAAGTGAATAACTAAATTTCTAACCTATCTAAATATTGTTAATCTTTGTGGCATGCGAAATAGGGGATACAATAGTTTAGTTCAAGATTTTCCAAAAGTGGTGCCTGGGGTGGTTTCGCATACGCCCTGGGCATTTTCTTTTTATGACTAGAGAAACCCATTTAACCTGCGTAAGGCAAAGCGCAGTATAGAAAGCCTAAACTTGCAGAACACCAGTGCTTGGATCGACTAAATGCTTCTTCTGAAGCGTGAACGTTTGTTTTTCTTGGGGGAGCTTTTTCTTTTCTTTCTTTTTCTTTTTTAGCTTTTTTCTTTTTCTTTCTTTTCTTTTAATGTACTGTAATATATAAGTATATTTAAGTAACTAACTAAGTAACTAACTTAGATAAACAGCGTATAATTTTACACTATTTAATAGAATAATCTATTTAACATGAATAATGAATACAATTTTTTGCGCGCTCAGGTAAAAGCTTTTCACCCTAATTGGAATGAGGAGCAAATAAACAAAGAGATAGAACGCATTTTAAACGAAGGTGAGGGTGGTGAAGATGAAAACTGCCTTTACTGCGGTTCATAAATTAAAGCAATATGATAAGGGACTACTTAGCTATAGATCAATTAAAGCCACACGAGGATAACCCGCGGACTATTTCTAAAAAGAAATTCAACAAGCTTAAAAAGTCTATAGCTAATTTTCCCGATATGTTAGCAGCTCGCCCCATTGTAATTAATGAGAATAAAGAAATTATAGGGGGCAACATGCGTTTTATGGCTTGCCGAGAGTTAGGCATTACAACCGTTCCTGTTATTATTGTTAATTGGCCCGTTGAACGCCAACGCGAGTTTATGGTAAAGGATAACATAAGCCTTGGAAGTTGGGACCTGGATAAGTTATTCAATGAATGGGAACCTGAGGAAATTAAAGAGTGGAATATACCGGTAGTACATGAGGTTATGTTGGACCTATTCGACACCCAAGAAATTACTTTTAGACTGAACCAAAAAGAGGCGGACTTCGTTACGTCGGAGCTGTCTAAATTTGGAGTAAATTTGGAACACGCACTACTTAAATTATTGAAGTACAATGAGTGAACAAAACTTAACACTAAAAAAGGAAGCCATGATAAAGGCACTAGAGAAAAGCTTAGGCGTAGTAACTAGCGCGTGCAGATCGGTAGGAATAAGTAGAACTACTCACTACGAATGGCTACAAGTAGACCCTGAGTATAATCAAGCTGTACAGTCTTTATCTGACTTAGCTCTAGACTTTGCAGAAAGTAAACTACATTCATTAATTCAAGAGGGCGATACTACGGCGACAATATTTTATTTAAAAACTAAAGGCAAGCAAAGAGGATATATCGAACGCCAGGAAGTAAGCACCGAACTCAAAAGTATTAACATAACCATAGACGGGGGTAGTACGAATATATGACACCAAAAGAAAAGGCAAAATGTGTTGTTCCCTTGAGAAAGGAATAAAGACAAGATGCTTGGTTAATCCTCTAAAGGAAATAGCATACAACACAGAGGGGTTCTCTCCCTCTCACATAGCACAGTGGCGGAATTGGTAAACGCACGGAATATAGGGTACACGGGGGTGTAACGGTTGAGCTGCTCCTATGGCTGAAGGCTCACAAATACAGGTTCGAATCCTGTCTGTGCTACTAACTTTAAAACTAAATAACTATGACACCAAAAGAAAAGGCAAAGGAATTATTAGAAAAAATGAATGTTATTCACTATCTAAAAGGGAATGGCCTGCCTGTATCTATGCACAAAAGTCAAGTAAAAAAATGTGCTTTAATAGCAGTAGATGAGATAGAGGAAGCACTTACCGATTATGGTAGAGGATATTCATTTCAACTTCAAAATATGGATTCTGAATTTAGATTTTGGCAAGAAGTAAAACAAGAAATAGAGAAGCTATGAACGAAATTGAAGTGTTCATTAATCGATTGAAAAAAATAGGCATTGAAATTTCGCTTGTCGGTAATTACCCGTGGATCTATCTTGACTCTGTGAATAGCAATAAAATTAAGTATGAAGATTTTGTTAATGCTAATCACGGTTATACCATTGCGTGGAGTGGTTTAAAAGTAAATGATAAACCGCATCTCAACTGGCAAGACATTAAAAAAACTTTTGAGTTAATTCGCAAGTACAAATGAAGATAAGCCTTAAATATTCAGACCAAACGCTAGGCACGTATATGGACTTTATGGCTGCAGGTAATGACCCCATAGGGCAACTTTCAGCAATTACAGGTAAGAAACGCGACCAACTGCGCGAGCTTCCAATGGAGCAAGTAGAGCAAATAACCGCGAGCTACATATACAATTTAAAACAAGAGGAAAAAGTATTTAAGCAATTCATTGAATTAGACGGTATTAAATTTGGCTTCCACCCGCATTTAAAATCCATTACATTTGGAGAATGGTTAGACGCAATGGACTACGCTAAGGACTTACCTAAAAATTATGCTAACCTCTTAACCATACTCTATAGACCTGTTACCGCTGAGTTTAATGATCGCTACACTATCGAACCCTACGACGCGGATATTCACGGCAAGTATGCAAGTAAAATGAGACAGTTACCTCTACCGGTTGTAAATGGCTGCATGCTTTTTTTTTCGACATTACTCAGCGACTTAATGAGCAATTCCCCCGAATACTTGGAGGAGCTACTGACGAAACTACAGGCGGAAGTGAGGGAAATACAGAGCGAGGTAGAACTTTAGCCAACACGTACGAATGGTTCCATGTAATTGAGGAAATGGCGGAGAGAGACGTAACTAAATTTGAAGCCATTACCAACATGCGAGCAAGCACAATATTTGCCCATTTAAGTTATTCGCTAGACTACTATAACACTGAGTTGGCGAAAATGAACCCTAATTTACACTAATTAATATATGACTACCGTAGACTACCATTACAAGATTATAATAGACAGGTTCCGCACGTTCGCGGATAACCATTACCAACTAAGGCGTTTTACTCATGGCCTAGTTACTCAGGCAGATTTAGAAAAAGAGGCAGAGTGGCCGTGGCTGCATGTTAAACCCTTAAATATTAATTATGAAAAAGGCGCAAAAGTTTATAGTTTCGATATTTATATTTCTGACCTTCCCCGAGTTGAAGAAGATAAAACAGGGTATGAAGCCGAAAGTATTAACCTTTGCTCGCTCATTATGGGCGACCTTCTCGCTGTTATTAATAATGGGAGTTTATTTGGTGGTGATATTCAGTTACGGGCTCCTGTTCAAGCCGATGTTGAAATTGAAGTATTTACTCACACGCTTGTTTCAGTAACTGCTACAATTAACTTAGAGGTTGATTGGGATTGGAACGCTTGTATTGTACCTATGGACCAACCTAATTAAATAAGATATGCCAATTAATAGCACGGGAGCAGATTATAACGACCTGATAAATACGCCAGGAACGAGCGGAGCTACACCATTAAATTGGTTAGAGTTCGATACTACCCCGACGGGAGTACCAAGTACGCAAGGTACGTTATCATGGGACGTAGACCATAGCACATTACAACTTGTATTAAATGGTCATGTGGGCCAACTGATGCAAGACACCTTTTACTACGCTAAAAACCAAACGGGTAGTACAATTCCTGCAGGTACTGTTGTAAGAGCTGACGGCACGCTAGGCACAAGCGGTAGAATAAAAATAGCGCCATTCTTAGCAGATGGAAGCTACCCGAGTAAGTACTGCATGGGCGTAACTGCTGAGGATATAGCAAACGGAGCCGACGGCATGGTAATGCATTTCGGACAGCTCAGAGGAATAGATACGAGCGCATATACTGACGGCACTATATTATATGCAAGTAGCACCTCAGCAGGTGGCTTTACTACTAACATGCCTGGCTACCCTAATAATCAGGTAACGGTAGCTATTGTTATTCACGCTGCGGTAAATGGTATACTTCAAATAAGGCCTACATTCGAGCAAACGCTATCAGTTATTAACAAGCAGTCAGTAACTGACGGAAGTATAGTAACCGGTACAACTGTTAGCACGAAAACAGCTCACGTTTTAATACCTGCAAATACAATAGCAGTAGGCGACATTTTAAACTTTAGGGTTAGAACGCGTAAAACGGGGACAGCTGGCACACATATAATTCGTGCCTATGTAAATACTACGAGCTCAGTTGGGGGGTCATTAGTTGCAACAAGTGCAACGGTTGGAAATACGAATACATACGCGCAAATTTCACGCGTATTAGCAGTTAAAAGCGCAACGAATACGGAAGGTTTTGCAGCGGCTGTAGGTGTGTTTTTTGATGATACGCAAACAGGCACAACGGTAACGAGCTCGAATATTAATTGGGCTGTAGATCAGTATTTAATAGTAGCTGTTCAAAACGGTTCTACTGCTGACAGCTCGCGCAGTTCATTCATTCATATGCAAGTAAACAAGGGAGGGTAAGATGGAAGTAATACTAAAAAATGGAAATAGCGTAACTTATAGGAATATCGAATATTCATTTAATGGTTACGAGCTTGTAGATAGTAACTGCATGCATTTATTTTTAAATGAGGGCGTTTACGCCATAACATTACCATGCGTAGTTAATGGCGAGGAAATTAGTACAATGGATAACTTAAGCGCATTAATGAAATGAGTATACTCAGCGAACTATTCAGTAATGGCGCTTTACTCGAGGTTATGATGGACTTTAGCGAGGAAGTGGTAAGGCAGGCACGCTCAAATATTCGCATTAACCAAACTAAATACGGACGCAAAAGAAAAGCCAATACAAGCGGTAGGCTTGCAGCTTCATTAAAATTCGATATTAACCCCGATACAGGCGCAGTTAAATTTGTCTCTAGCGAACCTTACGCGGGAGTAATCGAGTTTGGAGCACGCGGTAGCGAGGAACTAGCCAAGGGAATTAGTAAGCTTTCACCTGGTCCGCTCCGACCACCTGCGGATAGTATACTAGATTGGATGAACAAAAAGAAAATACGGTTACGAGAGAAAACAGCTACCGGTAGTAAGTTCGCCAAAGAGACACCTTCAAAAAGAAAATCGGTAGCTTACGCCATTGCGCAAAGTATACATAAAAAAGGTTTCTCGCCTCTCGAGTATTTTCAAGACGCATATAAAGAAACGCTACCCGATTACAGCGGAAAAATAGCACAAGCTGCAGCTGAGGCTGTAGGCTTAACCATACTTTCACAAAATAGAACTTTAAATAATATAAAACCTAAGTAATGGCAATTACCCTAGTAGATAGACCCTACAAATTTACAGCACTAAAACAAAAGTTAATCTTTACAGCTACAAGCTCGCAAGTCGGACAGCCTGGCTTTAGATTCGTGGCGCAAGTTAGCGCTACAGTCGACGGTAATACAAGTACGCAAACTGTATACATTCAGCCTAATTTAAATGGGGCAATGGTTTTAGATGTTAATCCTATTGTAAGGGACTTAATAGACTTATCGGTAACCGATGCTTCCGTTTCTAATTTATTTTTACAAGATACGGTATATTATACGCCATACACGGACCTACATAATATAATGGAGGTAACGGTAGATTTATACGACGGTTACGAGGTGCTAGGTATATTTACTGTTAATCCTTTAAGCCTTCCTGTAGTTAGAACTCGAATGAGTTTAATAGATGCAGCCTTCCAAATTTCACAAGGCTACAGCCCTGACCCCGATTTAATTTTTGCTTTAAGCGGTCCGACCATGTACGAAATGACCGACTTAACGCCTGATGTTTATGATTTAAGTACGGAAATTAGTACATATTCGCTCGGTGTAAATACAATAGGAGTAAGAGCTAGATTTAACGCGGACTATGGTGTAATGACTATACCAATAGACGACGGTAGCCGCTTAGCAGCCAATACCATAGACGAAATGCAGGTAATACAGTTCAACAGCGCAGGCGCCCCCATTCAAACGGATAGTATACCCATTGCACCGCAAGAGGGCCATATAGTACATACAGGTATTTACCCAATGAACGTTAGCAACTCGCTAGGCTTTGCTGCAAATATGCACCACTACCTCGTAAACTTTTTATACTTGGGTAGTGCAGTCGCGCGCTCCATTGCATTTTTTGAGGCAGAAGATGAGTGCCGTTTTGATACCTACCGCCTAGCCTGGATAAACTCGCGCGGAGGTTGGGATTTTTGGAACTTTACTAAACGCAGTGAGGAAACTTACTCAATAGAGAAAAAGCGCTATAGAAAAGTTATAGGTAATTACGCTACGGCTAATGCAAATTTTAGTTTTAATAATTACGACAGGGGACTAACGGAGCGAAACGCATTCGTAGAAAAAATGCTAACCGTTAGCACCGACTTTTTAAGCGAGGCTCAGTTTGAGTTTTTAAAAGGCTTAACCTTTTCGGATAGCGTGTACATAATTGACGACAGCGGAACACCTACTCCGGTACTTGTGGAAAATACCAACTTCACAGCTCTAAAAAATAGAAGTTACATAAAAGAGGGCACGCAGTTAACAATACAATTAAAATACAGCCAAGACTATAACGCATGACGCCAACCGTAATACTACAAGTTAATTATAGCGGGCAAACCGCCGTACTCGATTTATACGAAAATGAAAGTGTAAGCTTTTCAAACGCGTTTACCGATATAACCGACTTTAAGGCTAGGGGTGGTTTTAGCCGTGAGTTTAGAATACCTGCAACCAAGACGAATGTAGAGTTTTTTGGAGCACAGCATAAGGTAGGATTATTTTCTACTATTGACATTAAAAAGAAAATAGATGCGCTTTTAACAGTAGACACTCTACCCATTGCGGAAGGGCACATACAATTTAAAAGAGCCATTACTCAGCAAGGTAAGTTATTTGAGTACGAAATAGCTTTTTTCGCTGAGGTTGTAGACGCGGCTAGATCCATAGGCGATAAAATGATTAGCGAGCTAGATTATTCTAGCCTAGCGCATTCGAGCACGTGGGATAACGTAGTAGATGCAAACGACGGTACAATATTAGGCGGCAACGTTTGTTATACGCTAACGGACAGAGGTCAAAATTGGACCGAGAGTAATGCCACAGGAAGCCGTCGTATTTTCAGCTCAGTAAACCCGATTTATACAAACGAGTTAACCGTAGCCGTAAAAACAAAATGGCTACTAGATAAGATATTTAGCGAGGCAGGGTTCACCTGGAGCGGCACTACCATAGAGGCAGAGCTACAGCACATGTGGTACCCGTTTATAAAGAGTAATATTACTCTAGGTAACGTAACCGCAGACGCATCTAGATTTAGAGCGGACTTTGCAGCCAATACTAATTTTACTATAGACCAATTACAAGCCGACGGCAGTTATATAAAACAGCTTACAGGATTTACTGAAACATTCGACCCTAGTAACAGCTTCGCTACTGACACCTATACGGCTAACGGAAATTTTACCGTGAACTTTGGTATTAATTTCGAGGTAACCGTTAACACTACAGGCTTTGCAACTTGGCAACCTCACAATTATGATTTTTATTTACAGCTAACGCGAGGCGGAGTAGATTATATAATTAACCTACCATACGGGCAGAATATTAGTACTGTAAATTACGAGTACGATCAGAGCGGGCAAGTATATCAAACTGTAATAACTAACCCGTTTCTAGTTAATATTTCTACAACGAATTTAAACTTAGAAGTAGGGGACCAATTAAAAGTATTTGTAAGAGCGCACCAAGGCAGCAGCCAAGCTATAACTATTACGGCTGACAGTAGTATAGGAATTAGTTACGTGAGTGGAGAACTACAAGCGCAGCCTGTAAGCTTTTCTAATAACTCACCTGAGCAGAAACAAATAGATTTTGTAAATGACATTTTAAAGTTATTTAATGCTGTAATTGTTCCCGATGCCACTACACCAAATGCAGTAAATATTATTCCCATAACGGAGTTTATAGCGAGCGGTACGGATTACGACTGGACTACAAAATTAGACGAGAGTAAAGATATTTTACTTAGACCTGCTACGGATCTACAACGTAGGTTTTTAAGATGGAGTTATAAAGAGCAGAGCGACCGGTTAAACGCATATTATAAAAATGGAGCGCAGAGGGTTTATGGTGAACTTCGTTTAAATAACCCTGAGAGTGATTTTGCAGTAGGAGATTATACAGTAGAGTTAACCTTTGGTCCTACGCCATGTAATAGCATTCCGAATACTACTTATGTAATTCCAAAGTTTATAAATGACAGCGGACAGTTTGTTAACCCAGGGCCGAGGATATTATATAGACGCCCATACGCTGAGAGTGCTAGCGTGCAGGTTTATGACGAGGCTACAAATGCTAGCCAACTTACCGTAATACCATTACTTAACCACTACAAAAATGTACCTACCGACGTAGGAACTGACGACTTAAATTTTGGCCAAGAAATACCTCTTTTCCAAATAGACGCAATGCCATTGCGCACTATGTGGGATAAATATTGGAGGGAATATATAGCGGAAATATACGACAGTGAACAGCGTATAATGGAGGCTTATTTTGCACTCGGAGTTACTGACGTTTTCAACTTAAAGTTTAACGATAAAATTTTTGTTAAAGACGGACTTTGGCGAGTGCTAGAAGTTAGCGATTACGTAATAGGCGACCAACTCAGCACGAAAGTAACTTTAATTCGATTACTAGATTTAGGGGCGCTTTGTACTTACACACCTTACCAAATTAACGCCACTACAGGAGCAGTAACGTTTCTAGATCAGGCAGGAGGTACTAGCGTAGGTAACCAAACTTGCTGCGAGTATTACGGCTATACTTGGGATACCTCAAAAAATAAATGTTACGCTACCCTTCCATTCCTAACTGATAAGCCTATTTTAAGTTCGCCAGGCAGTATAGGCGAGAGTAACTTAGTAATAGCCAACGGAACGCAGAAAAGCGCGACGGGTTTAGGAACTGTAGCGGGTGGAGATATAGAACTAGGAAACGAGAGACTTTTAGTAAATGGTAGTGGTCATGCCATTGCACCGAATAACCGTAACTCTTTTGTAAGCGGTTCGGATAACTTAGTTAAAACGAACTTACCTAGCTCCGCAGTACTTGGTAAAAATGCCTTTGGTGAATTACGCGGTATTCATTTTGGCGGTGGCTCATATTGGGATATTACGAGTGATACAGCCGCTCCGGTGCCAGGCAGAACTCAACACGGTTTTATAACATTAATGGGTGAAGCTCCGCTAACAGGAACGGTAGATATTGACGTAACTATAGACGGCGCAGAGTCGCTGTTTATAAACATGCCTACGGAAACAACTTGGCTAGTTAAGGCTTACGTTTCGTTTGTGGAGTATGATTACGGGGTAGGAGATTTTACAGGAGTAGTGGCAGGCGGTGAGTGGAACGGTTTATTTTTTAAAGATAAAACTACGCATACGGTAAGTAAAATGATTATGCAAGCGAGACACGGAAACATTTTACCGCCTGGGGATATTGACTGCAGCGCGGCTGTAGTAGGTGGCGAAATAGTACCGACTGTAACAATTAAAAGAACCTCAGGTTATACGGGTCTAGTTAGCGTGGTGCTGCAGTATACACAAACTAAATTCCAACGAACACCAATATTATAATGAGAGACTACTCACTAGATTTTATTGCCTCCATGAATTTATTGAGAAATGGGGTAAAAGGAAATAGCGAAGCTTATAAGATAGCTAGCGGTAGCCATAGCACTAAACTTAAGTGGTGGAAAATAAAGGCTATTAATTACACTACATTAATAATACTAGCGCTTTCATTTGGCGCATTAATTTATTGGATATGGCAGTAACTGAAATAATAACACTACAAACCGACGCAAGCGGAGCGGTTACAGGAATAGAGCAAGTAACCGAGGAAATGAAGAAACTCGATACTGCTACTACTCAAACCGAGGAAGCGACAAAAAGTTTAAAAACTCAAATTCGTGAAATGACGAACGAGCTTTTAAATATGGCAGAAGATGACCCAAGAAGGCAAAAGTTAATAGAGCAACTTGGGGAAATGAAGGATAGAGCGGCAGACGCAGCCGACCAAGTTAAAGGTAATACAGGTCCTGCCTTTGAAAGTATGAGTAACACCTTTGGCATTATGACGGGCCAACTAGCTAACTTAGATTTTGACGGGTTAGGTAAGTCGTTAACTCAAGTAGGCGCAGCTGTAGGTAGGGTAAATTTTAAAAGTTTAATGACCGAGCTTAAAGGCTTCGCTCAGGGAATAGGTAGCCTAGGAAAAGCTTTACTAACTAACCCAATTTTTTTAATAGGGTCAGTAATAGCGGGCGCAGCTGTTTTAATTTCTCAAAACTTTGATAAGATTATTAGCTATTTCCCACAAATAGAAACGGCGTTAACAGGAATAAATAAAATAGACAAGGAAGCGGCTAAAAATGCGCAGCTTCGCGCAGACGCCTCTAAAAGGTCTTACGAGAGTATTACGCTAGAAGAAAACGCCTTAAGGTTACAGGGTAAGAGCGAGAGAGAAATATTAAATTATAGACTAGCTAAACTTAAAACAACTATTGAGGATGCAAAGGTAAGTTTAGAAACGACTAGAAAAAATAGTGAGCTCCAAATGGAAGCCGCACGAAAACACGCGGAGACTATAGCCAAAATTGTAGAAATTACTAGCTTCCCTATTTTAGTTTTATTAGACGGTGTCGACCAACTTAGGCGCGTAATGGGGGAGACTTCAAACCTAGCTGACGATTTTAAAAAGGGAATGACTACTTACGTATTTGACGTTAACCAGGTGGAGCAGTCTTGGACTAAAAACCTTGGTGAAATGGAGCAGGGTATTAAGCAAATGGAGAGCGATTACGCAGGGTTGCAGTTACAAATTAGACGCATGGACCAAGAAGCCGCAGACAAAAGGAAAGCGGATAAAGAAAAAGAAAAGGCAAATGAACGAGAAGCTATAGACGCAAACTTAGAATTTTTAAAGGGTAAAGATTTAGAACGCCTAGACACCCAAAGAGAAATTAGTTTAGAAAGCATAAATATAAAACGCGTAGAGACTAAAACTATAAACGAACTAGACGCGGAGTTAGCAAGATTACAAGAGGAACGTCTTAAAAAACAAAGAGCTACAAGAATACAGCAAGCCGAGGAAGCATTCGCAGTTTTAGCAGATTTAAATGACACCTTTATAAGTCGTGATGAAAAAGCAGCTAAAAAGCAATTTGCAGTAAGTAAGGCTTTAAATATGGCAGCCGCTATTATGAATACTTACGGAGCTATTAACAAGGCTTTAAACGACGAAACCATGCCAAGCACAACCGCAAGAATTATACAGGCTACAATAGTAGGCGCCTCAGGTTTTGCTAACGTGGCTAAAATTGCTAAAACTCAATTTAGTAGCACAACTTCCCCAGGGCCTAGCGGTGGTTTAAATGGCGGTGGTAATAATATGCCTACAGCTCCTGCGGTAGACTTTGGTTTTTTACAGCAAACGGGACAGCCTAACACAGTAGAGACTTACGTACTTGCGGGCAACGTAGCCAACGCGCTAGAGGCTCGCCAAAAAATAATAGATCAGTCGTACTTGTAAAATGAAAAAAGCAAATTTTCCACTATTAAGAAAGGCTATTAAGCGAGGTACTCTAATAGGATTAGAACGCATAGAGGAATTAGATATAACTAAAGAGGAGGCTATAATAGGGGAAATAACCGAGGCAATTTTAGAACAAATAGAGGAACTATACAATTTTGAATAATGAATAACGAAGTAAAAGTAATTGAATACGGGCTAGGTGATAACGACGAATACGGAGTTTACGCCATAAGCCTAGTAGACGAACCCGCTATAGAGGTAGACTTTGTAGCCTTGAATAAGGACCGCATTTTATTAGCTCGCGTTCAAGACGGTGAAAAGCGCATGCTATACGGTCCTGCCTTAATTCCTAATCAGGCTATTGTTCGCTTTGATAAGAACGGGCAAAAGTATTTTATTAAGTACTCGCCTGAGACCATAGAGAAAACTGCGCAGGAATTTCTTAAACGCAATTTGCACCATAACCACACTGTACAACACGAGCTACCGGTAGCAGGTCTAACGGTGGTCGAAAGTTGGATAAAGCAAGGCGCAGACAAAGGGCAAGAGTTCGGGTTCGACCTTCCCGACGGCACCTGGATGATAGGGGTTAAGGTAGAAGATGATAACACGTGGGAAGCCGTAAAACAAGGCGTACTTAAAGGCTTTTCTATTGAGGGTTTTTTCGTACCCGAAAAAGAGGAAGTTTACAATGAGAGCGAACTAGAGGCTATTCTAACCTCACTAGTTAATGAAATTGGTGAAATAAAATAAATGTTTTTTACACTATATAAAAAAGTAAAAATAATGATTGCTGAGATTTTAAACAAATTCGCCCCATTGCTCGAAAAGCACGGGGTAAAGCTGTCAGCTGTAGAAGCTCCTGCAGAAGTTGCTACTGAGGAAACGAAGGTAGAAATGATGGTAGAGGGCGCACTAGCAGACGGTACTTACATAGCTTCGCCTGCCTCTGAGTGGGTAGAAGGCGTGGAAATTTTCGTAATGGATGCGGAAGGAAACCCACAGCCACTAGCAGACGGTGAATACCAACTCGACAACGGTAAAATGATTGTTGTTAGCGAGGGTAAAATTGCCTCTATTAAAGAAATGGAAACAGAGGTAGAAATTGAAGTAGAAGCGGAAGCCACCGAGCAGTCAGTAGAAGAAACTTACAGCAAGGACCAAGTAGAGGCTCTATTAAATAACGTAATTTCTGAGTTTTCTACTAAGCTTTCAGCAGTAGAGGAAAAGCTTTCAGTAGCAGAGGCTAAAGTAGTAGAGCTTTCGCAAGCTCCTGCCGTAGCACCTGTTAAACAAAGAGCAGCAGTTCAAACTCAGCAACCATTACAATTAAATCAAATTCAAAACACTGCGGAGCGTGCTCGCGCTATCGTGGCTAAATACACCAAATAAATAAAAACAAACAAAAAAAATGGCAACAAATTTAACCATTACTTCAAGTTACGCGGGCGAATTAAGCCTCCCGTACATTGCGGCTGCTGTCCTTTCAGGTGACACTATCGCGAACAACTACGTTACTGTTAAAGAGAACGTAAAACACAAATTAGTCCTTAAGACTTTATCTACTACAGGTATCGTTAAGGCATGGGGTTGCGACTTCGATAATACCGGAGCAGACCTAGATTTAACTGAGGCAGTACTTGAGGTTACTGACCTTAAGGTAAATGTTGAGGTTTGTAAAGACCAATTCGCTAAAGATTGGGAAGCTTTGCAAACAGGTAGAGGTTTCGCGAACGACACAATTCCTGCTAACTTCGCAGACTTCATTATTGGAGTTTTAGCTGCTAAAGTTGCTGAGAATATCGAGTACACTATTTGGCAAGGTAACTTCGGTGCTTCACCTTACACTGCGTTCGACGGATTGTTGAAAGTAATTGATGACGCTAAGTCTAATACTCCTGACGTTAACTTCCCTACTTTAAGCGCGTCTAACGTAATTGCTCAGTTGCAATTATTAGAGGCTGCTATTCCTGCTACATTGGTAGGTGATGCAAACGTTAAATGCTACGTTAATAAACAAACTGCACAGTACTACCGCCAGGCTATCGGTACTTTGGGTTATTTACAACAGTATAACGCTGCTGTAGCTATTCCTTTGACTATTGACGGGTATGAAATGTATGTATGCCCAGGTATTCCTAACGGAACTGCATTGTTCGCGAAAAAAGATAACCTTTTTGTAGGTACTGACTTAGTGAGCGATTTTAACGAGGTTAAAGTTGTAGACATGTCAGCTACTGACGGAAGCGACAACGTACGCATGGTGATGAAATTCCGTGCAGGTACACAGTGCGCTTTCCCTGCTGAAACTGCTCTAGGTTACTAAGATTTTCCTTTGTTATGTTGAAGGGTTGGCGCTACGGCGCCGCCCTTTTACTGCAAATAATAATAAATAAAAAACATTAATAACATGGCATGTAACGCAACCGCAGGAATGGCCCTTAATTGTAAAGAGGGAATAGGTGGAATTAAAGCTATTTATGTAGCTAACTTTTCCGCTATGCAAAACAATTTTACTTTAACCGGTAACGAAGTAGCTACTATACCTGGAGCTGTAACTGTATTCGAGTACAAGCTGCCTAAAAACACAGGTAACTTTACTGAGGAGGCCGCTATTAGCATTGAAAACGGAACAGTATTTTATACTCAGACGGTAGTAGCTTCATTACACGGATTAACTACTGATCGTGCGCAAGAGCTTCAAACTATTGCTAAAGGTCGTTTAACTGTATTCGTACTAGATTCAAATGATAACATTTGGATGGTTGGCGGAAATACAGGCGCTGAGGTAACAGCTTTCTCGACTATGACAGGAACCGCTAAAGGCGATATGAACGGGTACACTATTACCTTCACTGCAGAGGAAAAGAATAAGGCTTACTACCTAACTAATACAGACCCTGCCGACCCATTCGACGACTACGCACAAGTTACTGTAACTGCAGGCACATTGTAAATAAATTTGTGCTATATTTAAAGCATGGTTTATTTACTAAAAAATACAGCAGCACAGCTCCTCTTTTTGCAAATACAAGAAGGGGAGCTTTTGCTGTCTAATTTTTATACTGACTACTTGCTCGAATTAACTAACGAGCAGACACTAGAAAAGCTTTATTGCATTCCAACAGTCGTAACAACCAACGCGAGATTTACGAGTATAGAAGTTGGCACGAATGCAAATAACCCAACGTCAGGCAGTTTATTAATTAACTACCCTGCACGTTTCTCATTTAAAATTTACGGGCAAAATAGTAGCACTAATTTAGACCCGACTAATAATACAGTAGTAGGACTAATTGAAAAAGGTTATTTAATGGTCCAAGATATTACTACACCTTACTTTACTGACCCCAACTTAACAATTCCTGCAGATGTCGCATATAACGGATAAAAATATAATAGCCGAGCCTATGGTAATTAACATGGCAGGCATAGCCTTGCAAGAGGCAAGCGAACGAGAGATGCCTACAGGGTGGGTTAGTTACGGAGATTCAAATTTATTTCCTAATTACTTAATAGAATTATACAACGATTCGCCCGTACACCGGAGCCTTAGCATGTCTATAGCTTTCACGGTTGCAGGAAAAGAATTTAAGACAAGTTTACCCGTAGCTAATAGAGAGCTTTCAAGATTAAAATTTGACGAGCTACGCCATTGCACGGCCTTAGACTTAAAACTACATGGAGGTTTTTATTGGGAGGTGATATGGAGCGTAGACAGGTCTACAATAGCTAGAGTAAACCATTTACCGTACGAAAATTGCAGGCTAGCAGTAACTAACGACGAGGATATTATACCAGGCGTTTATTACTCTAAAGATTGGGCAGACTTCCGTAAAAAGAAAAATAAGCCTAGCTTTATACCTATGTTTAACCCTGCAACTAACGCAGAGGAACCTAGCCAAGTTTTATTCGTTTCAGTTATGACGCCAGGGAGCGCTTATTACCCTAAGCCAGATTATTACGGTGCTATAAATTATATTGAATGTACGCGAGAAATTAGCGAGTTTTACCGCGCTTTCTTATCGAATGGAATGGCGCCTAGCTACATGCTGCATTTTAATAATGGCGTTCCCGATCCGGAGGAACAAATAGCCATTCGCAGACAGTGGGATAAAATGATTGGCGCTCAGAAAAGCGGTAAGGTTGTACTTACTTTTAACGAAAATGCGGAGCGCACGCCTAAGTTAGATTTGGTCCCAATGACCGACGCAGATAAGCAGTGGGAGACGTTAACTAACCAAAGTAGAGAAATGATAATGAACGCGCACCGCGTTACCTCACCTCTTATTTTTGGTATTCGAGACAGTGGCGGACTAGGTAGTAATTCGGACGAAATAAAGCAAGCCTTTAGATTATTCGATAAGCAAGTTATAGAGCCTTACCAAAAAATGATTAGCGACGCGGTAGAGGAAATTCTAAGAGGTATTGGTATAGTTGCAAAAATAGAGCTAGAG